GGACGACTCGTACAGCCGTGCCATTGTTAGACTCCGAAGACTGCGGACACCTCGTCCACGGTGAGTCCGAGGGCTTCCAGTTTGGCGATACCGGACTGCTTGGCGGCTTCTTTTGCGGCCACAGCATCGGCTTGTGCTTGTTGGACTGCTGGCCATGCGGCATCCAACTCGGCTTGGGTCGGCTTCGGCGTGTCGTCATGCCAAATCAGCGTGTCGTAGTCGTTGCCGGACAGCGACCATTGAGCGCCGGAATAGTTAGTCAGTAGGACGGCGATGTAGTCGGTCATGCTCCCACCTCAATAGCAAACAGTTGCCCATCCCAAATATTGTTCTCCAAAGCACTGCTAGTCCCCACGGCCCCCTTACGCCAACGGCCTTTGTAGGTTGTGGCCGACGTTGTAGCCGGTGAATCCCACACAACAAAAGTTGCCTGAGTGTAAAAACTTCCGCTAATGTTGTCGCCGATAGCAACTTGGCTGCCCATCACAGAAACATCTGACGAGTCAGTAATGATAAACTCGGTGTAGCCATTGGTGCTAGTCACATACGATGACCAGACCAAGAGAATGTTGCTCGTCGCGGCGGTCGGAGTAATGGTCACACTGATGTTTGCATCACCGAACGATGTGCTAGTAGTTGTTCGCCTTGTCGTATCCGTGGCTCGCACAACCTGCAAAATCTTGCCCGTGACTAAGCCAGCAACATCCGACTCCAACGCTGCGATCTTGTAATCATGCGACGTAGCAACCGCGCTCGAATCCGCACCCACCTTCGCCTCCAACGCCTCCACAGCATCATTCAAATCAGAATGCTGCGTAGCATGAGGAACCGACACCGAATCCAAAGCATCAGTAGACGACGGATTCGTAAACGCATCAAGCGACGAAGGAAAATTAGTTGCCATCAGTTACTTCCTGCCAAGACTGTGAAGCTTCATCCCAAGTATATAGCAAATCGTCATTCGGGTGCGCAACCGGCGCATCCCACAGACAAGTCGTTTCGTTCAACATCCATGACGGGTAAGGCTGGGGTGGGATGAAAGCGTCAAGAGTGTCGTTGTAAATAAACCCGCGTCGGGCGTAGTTGCCACGGAACGGAACGCCACCCTCAACATGTACTCCGCCGTGCGTGTTGTAAGACGTCCGCTTGCATGTTTGACCGAATTCGTTTGCATACCATTCCTCCCAATCGGCCACACCCGCAAAACGGTCTGTTTCGTCACGCCCAACAATGACGTGAGTTACTACGTTGTTATTGTCAAGAAATGCGTAATGTGCCATCACTCGCTCCAACTGATCGTGCCGCCACCCGACTTGAACGCAACAAGCGTGTAATCGCCATCAGTTGTAGAGGAACTGGTCAATCCTGCCCCAATGTTCAGAGTGCCACTAGCGGTTAAATACCTGATGATAACAACGCCGCTGCCGCCGCTCCTGCCTGTGTAAGCTGTTGTGGTGTCCGGTGCGCCTTGGACGGCACCACCACCGGCACCACCGCCCGTGTTGGCAGTGCCGTTGATCCCGTAGGTACCTGTGTAAGAACCTCGATAACCGCCGTAACCGCCGCCGCCCAAACCACCTGAACCGCGAGACTGCGTTCCAGTCAAACCAGATGTGTTGTTATAGGAGTTGCCACCACCACCGCCACCACCAGCGAAATAGACAGAACCGCCAGATGCTTGACCGACACCAAGCGCCGCTTGCGCGGTTGTGCTGATCCAAGAAACAGCAAGTCCGTCGCCACCGTCGCCACCTTTCTGCGGTGGACTGGTTGCGGTTCCACCCTGTTCGCTAGCACCACCGCCGCCGCCAGTTATCCAGTTGGCAGCGCCGCTTCCGCCGTCGTATCCCTGACCCGCCGTGCCAGCACCGCTAGCACCACCGCCACCACCGCCCGATCCGCCATCACCTGGGCCGTAGTTTTCTGATGAACCCTGACCGCCACCCAACGCGACCAACGAACCAAGACTTGAATCGTTCCCAGCACCTCCTTGTTGGGAACTGGTGCTAGTACCCGCCCCAGCCGCACCGCCAGCACCGACCACAACACTGACGTTGACATCAAAACTAAATTTCGCCGAGCCTGACAAGAACCCTCCAGCGCCACCTCCGCCAGCACCGCCGAAATCGTTGTAAGCGGTCATATAGGATCCACCCGTTCCCCCACCACCACCGACAATGACGTAATCGACTGTGACCCCAAGGGGGACTTGGGACGTACGCCTATAGCGCGTGCCCGAAAGACCAAAGTTCTCTACAGAAGTAATGCCCATTGGTCAACTAATTTCCGACCCGTAAGCGTTTACCGACATGTCGGCTGACGACGTGTACACCTCCAACACGTCAGCGGCATCCAACGTCAACCCGACCGTTAGGATGATCGTGTCGTTCGCCCCGATCCCCGTGTCGTACACGACGTAATGCTCGTTAGCGAGTGTCGCCCCATCGGGACGCACCGCTAAACGAAACGTCCCCGCAGTACCAGCACGATTACACACCGTCACCGACGAGACCACAGCCTCCGTAGCAGACGGCACCGTATACACAGCAGTCGCCGTAGTCGCAGACGGAGCCACCTGCCCCAAAACTTTATATGCAGTAGCCATTAGCTCATGCTCCCATCAGCATAAACACCACCGGATACGGCGGCGTAATGTTATTGACTTTGTAATCAAGCGAATTGGTGTCGGCAGACCCGTCAACACCAACCTTTGCTTGCAACGCCTCAATAGCGTCATTAGCGTCAGCGTGCTGCTCATCATGCGGCGGCGAATCCAGCGTGTCAGTCGCAGACGGGTTAGTCAACGTGTCAAGTGACGTAGGAAAATTCGTTGCCATCAGCTACCTCCCAACCCGAATGCGGCTGAAATCTCATCGACCGTCAAACCCAACGCCGCCAACTTGTCGATCGCAGACTGACGGGCGGCCTCTTTAGCGGCAATGGCATCGGCCTGTGCCTGTTGGACTGCGGGCCATGCCGCATCCAACTCGGCCTGTGTCGGCTTCGGCGTGTCGTCGAACCAGATCAGGGTGTTGTAGTCGTTATCGGTGAGCGACCATTGGGCGTCTGGATAGTTTGCACGAAGAACGGCGGCGTAATCGGTCACGCTGAAACCTCCATAGCGACGATGTTGCTCCAAGTTCCGAGCACGCCGACCGCACGACCCGAACCGGGGGTGATGACTGACTGCTGAACTTTGTAAGTCAGCGCCGATGTGCTTGACGGCGTATCCAGATATGACATGTAACCGGCTGCTTGAATCTGGCTTGCGCCGCCAGTCGGCCCGCTCTGGTAGTGGTAGAGGGTGAGGTTGTCGAGTGTGGTGGCGTCGCGCAACAGATCAAACTTGCCGTCTGAGTAGGTGCCGTTGTTTGCAAACAACTGGTAGTTGATGCCAACAAACACAAGGACTTTGTTGGCGGTATCTGAAGGCGTGATGTTGACCGTGATACCGGTGTCCGATGGTGTTCCGCTTGTCGATTGGACGGCGCTACTCGTGTTGCCCTCAACGACCTGCAAAATCTTGCCGTGACTGACCGCCTCCAACTGGGCAACCTTATAATCCAACGACGACGTAACAGCCGAAGAATCCACCCCAACCTTCGCCTGCAATGCTTCAATCGCATCGTTCGCATTGGCGTGCTGCGCCGAGTGAGAAGGCGAATTCAACGAATCCGAAGAAGTCGGATTCGTCAACGAGTCAAGCGACGCAGGAAAGTTTGTCGCCATATCAGTCCAACGTCAACGTCAGGCTCGTAATCTGGAACGTGTCACCTGCATCAACCGAAGCCGACGACGCAAGCGAACCAGTCCACAAACAGTTACCGGCAGTAGACGCATCCCACATCGACCAATGCGTATACGTTTCCGTCGTAGAAACGTTGGTCCACGTCACGTTGCCAGAAGACACCATTGAACCAGTTGCCGCCGCATCAAACGACACAGCCTGACGGGTGTTTTCAGTCGCAACAGAAGAAGTACCGTCCTCACCCGGATCGCCCGTGTGAAGCTGAAGGTACGTGGCCGCTACCGCAAACGAGGTGTTTCGCAAAGCATCAAGCATTGCGTTCTCAGCGTAATTAGAAATACTCATGTGTTACCTCTGTTCCGTTGTGGGGGGAAGACCACCGGAGGCAAGTGGCCTTCCCCCCACGACTATGTTGTCAGCAGCGATCAGACGAGATCGGTCGGCAGCGAAGCCGTCGAATCAAGTCCGGTCCAACGCGCCATGTGGCGCTCACCCTTAACCTCGAAACCGCCTTCAGCGACAAACATGTAGTTGTCTTTGTCGTCGGTCTTGGCGAGGGGCTGCATGATCATCGGCTGGAACACACGGTAGATCACGTTCTCACGGTTGATACCGAACGCGTCAGCAGCCTTGCAGTACCGGTTGCGGACCAGCAGAACCTCACCGAACTCGGTGATGACCGAGGTGGCGCGGCGACGGCCACGACGCTCGTCCTCAATGGTGACGGTCTGGATACGCTCGGCACCAGCAAGGTTGTTCAGCGCAGCAAAGTTCGCGGGGTTTGACACGATGGCGGTGAACTGACCGCCCGCGTCGTACGCGATCTGCTGGACGCGCTCAACCTCACCAACGGTGAGCCAGTCGCCTGACGCAGCGTTGTTGTAGGTGTTGGTGGTGATGAACTGCTTCAGACCACCGGTCGAACGGGTCGCACCGGACTGGTACTTGACACCGTACAAAGCGGACTGCTCCATGTTGACACCCTCAGCCAGCATGATTTTGCGGGTCTGGCGGGCCAACTCGTTAGCGATACCGTACTTCGGGATACGCTGAGCGGTACGGGTGATCTGAATCTTGGAGGTCCAAATCTGCGTGTAGTTCGACAGTTTGGTCCGGCCACTGAACTGCTCGTCACCGATGGAACCCTCAGCAAGCAGGGTGCCAAGTCCGACAACCTCAGCGCCAGCAACGAACGCGGCAGCGGAAGTACCGGCAGCGCCACGGGTCACGGTCAGCGTGTCGTTGGACACACCGGAGATGTACAGAACCTCGTCACCGATGCTGATCGCGTCACCGGCAGCGAAACGCTCGCCAGCGCCAGCAGCCACATCGAAGGTGGTGGCCGAGTCGGACACGGTGGCCGTAGCGACCGTGGTGCGCGGGGTCAGGAACTCGTCCTCTAACCAGTAGAAAACGGTGTTATCGACAGGCTGACGCGGAACGACAGGGAAACCGTCGCTGTTGACACCACCAAGAAGCGGCAGGTCATCCGGGTTGAGCATGTAGATAAGCTCATCAATGTTGATTTTCGTCTCAACCGACAAGTGGGTTGAGTTAAGCGGGTTGGTAGCAACCTCAGCCATGATATTCTCCCATTAGGTTAAACGGCTTTGAAGGTTCCGGCCTTCTGTTTGCGCCGTATTTCTCGGATTTTGTGTCGTTGTTCCGACCCTTGTTTAATGGGGAGTGGCTTACCTTTTTCGTTGAGGTACGGCATAAAGGTTCCGTGTCCACGATTTTCGCCAGCAACTCCACGTTCCCAACTATTGTTGGTGTGCTCTGCTGGTTTCTTCCGGTTGTGCTGTGTTGGAGTAGCCTTAGGAGAAACAGTGATCCCTTTGGCTCTGAGTTCGCAGGCATACTTGCCACACGTGCATCCCGGTTCGTGGATCACCCTGATCCGTGTCCGTACATCGCAGATTTCTGTCGCCACGCTCCTTCATCAAACTGGGCGGATGAATCGCCACGAGCCGCCGCCGCAATAAACGACGCAAACGCCATGTCCTGAGCCTCACCGCTAGACATACCCTCTTTACGAGACCCGTTCCACTCAGCAAACGCCGCATCCACAGCGTTCACTTCACGGACCTCAGTCGTAGCAGTACGCCCAGCCGACAAACTCTCACGAGCCTGCTGCAACTGGGCCTCAGGAGAATCCTCACCGAACTCAACCGGATCATCAGTCTGATCAATCAAACCCAGTTCCGCTGCCTCAGCTTTAATCGCATCAGACGTTAACTCGCCCTCATACGTTTTCATCAGCATCGCACCAAGTTTGCTATCAGTCTTGATTCCCGCCTGAAGAAACGCAATCTCACGTTCCTTATCGGCAAGCATGGACTCAAGCTTCCGACCCTTTTCCGCATCAGCACGTAACTGCTTGATGTGATCAGGTGCCTCGTCTTCGGTCACTTCGTTTTCCTCACTCATGGTTCTCCAAATTGTTTATTACTCGCGACTTTCCCTACTACCGACTTGCGCGGACAGCCGATGATGGGGTGCCGGTATTCCGACACAAAGCCCGAGGCCAAATCAGCGGCCCTAAGAGCACACACTGAATTAGCTCACCCGGAATATGTTGATCAAAGTTTACGTCAATAGTTTAGTGTTACGCAAGTATTACTTGCCCGACACCTTCGTACCACCCGACGGCTTAGGCGTAGAAGCCAAACCTGACTTGTGGCTAGACGACGAACCAACAGCAACTTTGCTGCCAGAACGCGATCCCTTATCGTGTGAACACATCGTGTAACTCATTTGTACATTCCCTTCCCGCTGGTCTTTTTCTTTGCGGACTTAGCAACCTTCTTCGCAGCCACCTTCTTAGCAGGCTTTTTCTTAGCTCCGTACATAATTACTTTTTGCCTTTCCTTGCCCTGTTTGTTTTAGGGGACTCGCGCACAATCTTACCACTTCTCGTATGCGAACCGTCAGGACCACCCTGCCCCATCAAACCGTTCTTGCGTCGCCACGCAGCCAACTCCGCCCGCTTCGCTTTCTGAGAAGGACGAGCATTAACTTTCTTATCAGTAGCCGCTTTCTTTTTGCGGGCCTTAGGGTTCTGCGCATAATACTTAGCGGTACGACCCGGATTACTTGATTTGCGTGGTGCCATTAGCCCTGCCCCAAACCGACAACGCCTGCACCAGTCACAGCCGCGCCACCACCCGGCGAACGCTGGGCCGCCTCGCGACGTAACAAACGTTGTTCCATTCGTGCCGTAGCTTCTGCCTCAGTCAAACCAGTACCCGCAATATCGCCAAACTGGGAAGCCAGACCTTCAACTTGCGCAGACAAATCGGTTGCTTCGCCTACGCTTTCGACAAACAGGCTTTCTTGACGGCCAATTGTTTCAAACGCACGACCTAGCGCAGCTTCGTCTGGTATTTCGGCAGCAATCAATTCGGCTTGCGACCGGTTCAACGTAATATCGTAACGTGCCGCCATCGCACCACCAAACGCTGCAACCCGATACTTTTCAAGATCACGTAACAAACGGTTGGGATCAAGCACAAACGCTGCTAACGCTGTATCAGTATTTCCGACACCGAAGTACGTTTCAAACTGATTGCGAACATCAGCAGGCGCATCAATTACCGCGTCAAACGCCTGAGTGATCCGCTCTCCAATTTCAGGAACGTCAACACCTGCCAACATCAAATCTTGAAAGTCTGATGGCTGATCATAAAACGATGAAGGCAAACCAGCCGACCGCATTAGATTTGCTGCTCTTTCCTCATACTCCAACACTTCGGCAGGAGTCATAACCGCACCAACATAGGTACCAGCAGCCGCGCGACGCTGCTGTTCAATAATGACAGGGAATCGTTGCTGAAACTCGGGTGTTTCTTGCAATGCAATAGCTAAAGCGGCAGTGCTATTAACCCCGCGTCGCACTTGGTCCCACAGCCAACCTTGCGGTTCGCCACTCGGCCCAACACGCAAAAGCGAACCAAGCCCGATGCTTTCCATGTACCCTGACAAGTCGCGATATAACCGTTGATTGGCTTGGTATTCTGCGTCAGCGCGACGTTGCTCGTCCTGTCGCCGCATTTCTTCGATCAGAGCCGCTGTGTTGTCACGTACGGGTTCATTTGCTGGTTCTTCCGCTGGTGCTGGCGCAGGAGCAGACACAGCAGTTTCGTTAGGAGCCGGAGCCGGAGCCGAAGCCGGAGCTGATGCGGGGGCTGGAGCAGAACCCGGAATGTTTAACGCTTGACCCGGATAAATCACCGTGCCACTAATATTGTTTGCCGACTGAATTTCGCGCCACCGGGCACCAGAACCCAACGTTTCCTGAGCAATTTTCCACAGTGAATCACCGCGTTGAACGGTATAACCAGCCATCAGAATCCGCTCCTACCAAATAACTGGGCAATGGCGCCCGCAATATTACTTGCACTTTCTTTTGCGGCTGTAGTGCGTGACCACTCCGGCGTGTTGCGGACCTGCGTGCGAATTTCAGACAAGGTAGCGAGACGCTGCGTGCCGTCATCATTGCTTTTTACAAACATGTCGCGCCATTTAGGATCATTCAAATCAATATTGTTTGCATCAAGTTCTAATTCACGTGCCGCAAACGATCTTGCCGAAGCAAATATATCTGTTGGACGTAAACCAGACGTAAGTTGCGTTTCCAAAAATGGCATCTCGGCAATCAACTGTTTTCTAAACTGATCTTCAATAGTGTCCGTGTTAATTTCGCCAAGATACAAACGTTTGGCGTAACTTGTTGCCTGATCATCAGTTAACGGAACAAGATATTGATTAGCTAACGTCGCCACATTAGACTGGGCCGTAGTCAGATCACCCGCATCAAGCTCCAACATGTTGTAATTAGTTAACAACTTGTCAATAACCTGCGCGTCATTCCACTTACTATTAACAGCAACGGTCGCAAGGTTAATGATGTCGGTTTCGCTCATCCGTAAACCAAGTGTGCGTACTCTATCTTGGATGATTGCTAACGCTGAATCAATTTTTTGTTGCAGTGTTGCGCCATCGTCTTGTTGATTACCGAAATACGCATCATAATATTGATCATATTTTTTGGTAAATTCTGGATACCATGTAGCGCCATTTCGCAGCTCGCCGTTAAGGTCATAGCTCGGCGACAACACCTTTTCAACAAATGCTTGGTCAACTTGTCCTAAAGCAACCCGGCTAAATAACAAACCGACTGATTCTTCTTCGCCGTTAACTAAATACGTGTCGTCTATGTATTCAAGGAAGGCTGCTCCACCCGGATTCCACGCAGACCAATCACGAATGTTTTGCAACTGAGTAGGTGTTAAACCAAATCCTCGTGGCCGATCATCAGTTAACGTTCCCTGAAACCTGTCATCTCGTGGATCGTTCGCGTTGCCGCCAGACAACGGTTGATTATAACGCTGACGATATTCGTTAAAAATACGTCCCATCAGTCACCAAACTTTCCAAACATCGCGCTTTGCTGAACAGTTGGAGCAATGTCAATCGGTTCGTCAACGTCTAGCGCACGACCAAATCGACCAAATGCCTTAGCAGACGCAAAGCTCCGCTGTTGTTGGGCTTCTGCAGCAAACTGTTGCTGGATGCGAGCACCAATTTGTGTTTGCAACGAACCACTTAAACCACTGGTTTCAAGCGTACCAATTCGTTCCTCAATATCTTCTTCCATTTCAATTTCGGTAACGTCCTGATCAAGCAACGCAATCTGATCCCGATACGTTGCAATTTCGCTAGCCGACGCACTGCGTCCCAACAGATTATAAAACAATGCATTGATTTGTTGATCAATATTCGTTGTATCAAACCGCTCAATTAACCCTTCAATGCGTGAAATGCGGCTCTGTAACGCGTTGTCCGAATACGTCCACAACGGCGTGTCAGCAACAAAAGACTCAGCACCAACCAATCGCCACACACGTTGAAAGTTCGGGTCGGCGGGATCACCAGTAACCATTGGTGTCACACCGTTGTTGTAACGGCCATACAAGCCGGACAATTCCCACTTCTTAGAAATGTTAGCTACAAGCTCACGTGGCAACTCAAACGGCAACCGAATGTACTCAGACCAGTTATACGCATCTTTAAACTGGTACTCCGGCATCGGACGGCTGTCCCACACCTGAAACTTTGCGCGATCTGGAATCACTAAATCAGGGTTTGCAGCAAGTTCAGCGGGAGTCATGTCGCCGTAGGTGCGTTCCCATTCTAATTCCTGTGTTTGAACAAACTGCATGAACGCGTTGTAGTCACCAGTTTCATAAAATGCTTGCCTCAAATCGTCGCCAGCCATGTAACCAATATCAAACTGATTTTTTTGTCCATATATCGCACTAGTTGCAGTGGGACTTTGCGGTGGCGCAGTAGCCACAACATTGGTAGCACCAAAATATTCTTTTGCAGCTTCAGCCAATTGCGTAGGACCGTAATTGGTTGAATCATAAACAAAGTTTTGTGTACTGTCATCGTGCGCCAACTGCCAAATAGCACGATTAACGTCAGTTTCGCTGTATCCTTCTGCTGACAACGTGTTGCGTACATTTTCATCAATCCAATTTCGCACTACACGAGTGTCATACTCGATTTTTTTATTAAACTCGGCAATGGTTTCTGGATGAATAAAAACAAGTCCAGCTTCGCCATCTTGCAACGCGCCACGCAACACGTTGCGGATGTCTGCATTATCTACAAAACCTTGTGTGCGGTATGCTTCATTAAGATTGTCGTAAATGTAATCAATAACGCCGCCAAAACCAGCGTCGCCATGTTCTAATTTATCGCGGAAACTAAGGTCCATAAATGCAAACGGATTCCATTCCATTTTAAGATCGCGTTTGCTGGGATCAAATGGAGTCCTTTGTGTGGGCATGCCTTGATCACGATCCCAAATAGTGATACCGGCCACAATCCGGCGCGACATTTGATCGCGGAATTCTTCGCGGGTTAAACGATCACCTTGCGATAACGTTGCCGCATAGCCGGTGTCATCAAAATACGATCCCATTTTAGATCAGCTCCGGTTCGATCACTGTGGTGTAAAACGAAGCAGTTAACGGATGTCGGTTAATCCAGTTTTGTGCCCATGCACCAAAGTTTTTCTTTTCGTTTCGCACTAATTCTAACACTCGGGCAGAACGGCCACGCAAATTCAGTTCGCCAAGCCGCCCGCGATGCAAATCGTATGCTTCAATCATTTCGCGCAACGCAAAATTATGTTGACCCATTGGTGTTGCCGGATCATCTAACACCCGACGAATCTGGCGAATTGTTTCCTGTCGTTGCAGCGACGAATCGGACGTTTGTAAATGAGCTTCAAACACAGGGTTTGCTGCAAAGAAATTAGTTTGCCACTGTTGTTTTTCGGCTTGTGCTTGCGCCAACAAACGCGGATTGCTAGCAACGCTTAACTCGCGGTCCTCAAATTCTTTTTTGCGATAGTAATATTCGCTTGCTGCTCGCGTTACTAAATGCGAACGCAACACTTCTTCTGGTGGCACGAGTCGGCGCAAACCGTTATTAAACGCTTCGTTGTAGGCGTACAAACTGAAATCTTCTACGCCGTCGTCAATTGGCGCAAACCACGGTGCTGCCAACGGCGACTGATCAACCCACGTTTTATTTTCGTTGTACCATTGCATTGCAACTTCTGTTGTTGGAATTGCTTTGCCAGTAGTGGCTTCAGTACGTGCCACTTGGAACGCTTCAGGGTTGACAATATCGTCAATGTTGGCGAACGGGTTTTCAGCTAGATAACGTCGCACGCCTTCTTCGTAGCCAAATGTTTGCAGATAAAAGAAATATGTGCGTTTAAATACTTTTGATGGGTCATCTACATTAGTACCTGACAACCAACTCCACGTGTAAGCATCTTCGCCGGTTGTCATAGCGATTGGGGTGCCTGGAGTAACAAAGCCAAGAACTGCTTGGGTTGTCATTACAATGCGGGCATGTTCACGAACGCGGTCTAAGTACTCTTGCAACTGTAACGGTGTCGCGCCGTCCGGCAGTCCGTTGCCTTCTGCTTCCATCATCGCGATAGCAGCGTTCATGGCAGCACCATAACGAGTAGAGGTATTTTCGTTGCCAAACGCAGCTTCCCAAAAACGACGAATAGAGGCAGGAACTATTTGGCCGGTTACGCCACGTCCTGCCCCAACGTCTCCCAACACATTTCGTTCAAGTTCTTTAAACTCGGGAAACATAGTTGACAAAAAACCAAGCGGGATAGCACCAAACGGCCCGATGCCGGGACGGCCCGCCTCTGCGTTAAATCCGGGAAGCATCGACGTAGTAGTAGAACCAAACAATGTTCCGACAGGCAATACGCCTGCACCCGGAACAATTTTACTAACTAATTCTTGCACGAGGCCGCTGCCGGGATACACAAACCAGTCTGTTCCGTTGACATCGGTCTGAACAATACCGGCGCTTTGCAAACCCATGTACGTTAATTGGCCTTTGCGAAGCTGATCTAAACCAAAGGTGCCGGATAAATACGCGCCACGCATCCAGCGTTTAATAAAGTTTTCTTCGGCGTACCAGAACGGCATCAAGTTTTTGGTGTATTGCGAAAATTCAGATTTGAACTGGCTGGAGTCAAGGAACGGCTCTAAGTTATTGATAGCGTAAATCGACGCATTTGTTTCAATATCGTTCATCCAATTGTCAAACGACGCAAACCCTTGCTGGAATTTCTTATACGTTGCGTCGTCAGCAATTCGCAAAGCAGGATCAACCAGTTTGTTAAATTCTGCACGGCTCATATCTTTCAATGTTGCAAACACCGGGGCGTTCTGGTCCATCGCAATTGGATGAAGCTCAGTGCGAACGTAACTATAATGCGCTGACACGTATTCTAAATCGGTTCCCATAAAACCTTCACCGACGTAATCGTCAAGAAGTTTGCGGGCTTCAGGTGTGGGCGGAATAGCACCTGCAATTCCTTCACGTGCGGCTGGGCTAACAAAGGCCCCTAACATTCGCTGGTTTTGCAAACGGGCCATCGTAAAGTTGTGAAAGGCTAATGGATGCCGGACAAGAGCGTCTACGGCTGGCGTAATAACCGATTCAAAACCGTATTGGAAGATGCGGTCGAGCAGGGTGCCTTCGCGCGGAATGTACACGGTTGCAACTGCGTGAGAAGCCGTATCTCCTTGTAATACGTCGTCAACTCGGCTCCACGTTAATGGCATGGCATCGTCATACACTGTGGTTTCACGCACGCCTTTACCAAAACGACGTGGTTCCATTCGTTTGACTGTGCGAACGCCCTTACGCACATTGCGCGTTTTGCGATCAATGGAATCAAGCGCCATCGGGCCGACAAGTTTCCAGTTTAACTCGCGTGCAGTTGTAGTTCCGGCGTTAAAATTTTCGTTGTCACGGAACGTTACAGGCTTGCCATCTTTGTCAAACACAACGTCGCCTTCGCGGAACGTTTTTTGTGTCGCAGGTTGCATAGCCGCTTTGTCAGAATAAACGGTATATCCGGCAACAGGTTCGTATTGTACGTCAATGTTTTTGGCGTGAACGCTTACCGTGCTTTGTGTGCCTAAATCCATGAATTCTTCAATGGCATCAGCTTGGTCAATGCCAAACGTGCCATCTGGCAAAACAGTGCCTTGAATTGGCTCTAACCCGGATCGTCCCTGCGTATCGTTAATGTAAACACCGCCACCGTTATCAATCAGATACTCGGTGCCTTCAAATTGATCACCAACTTTAGACAATGTTTGGCGACCAATGTCTTTGTAATGCAATATAGAAACAGCATCATCAAACATAGTGTCGCTTAATACGTCACTAACCCATCGCGCCAGTAGCGGGTTGCCGTAACTAACTCCGCCCAAAGCGGTAAACGGCATCCCCAACAAACCTTCTGTAATCATCTGTTCAAGAGCAACAGACAAGGACTCAACAAGAAACGCTTCACCAAAACGTGCAATTTCTGGGTTGACACCGATGCCGCGAGCACTTGTGACATATTGTTGCGCGAGCGTGTCTGCTACAGCTTTGGGATCAGTCATTCCCATATTTCGGTAATACTCAACATCCTGAGCAATTTTAGTTGTGCCATTAAGATCAGGAGAGTACACTCGGCGCATGTTGGGGCTTTGCGGGTTAATAACTCGCGCGTCACCAGAACGACTGCCCAATACCCGTTGGCTTTGTGCAGTACGTTCAAAATTTTCTGGCCTCAAAGCTTCAGACAAAGCAATCTGCCGCACAGTTAAATAATAATCTTCAAAATCCGCGACGTAACGTCCTTGCCTTAAAGTAGCTGCACGACCCGGATTGCGTACATTAAACCCAACACGATATTGAAGCCATGCCATCATGTCTGCCGTATTTTTTCCAGCAATTGATTGATCGACAAGTTGACGTGCTGAATCAATAAACGTACGATGAGCAGCTACAACCGCGCCTTCACGTTCAAACTTTGCAAGAACATCGAACACGCGAGTCCAGTCCTCAACTGCGTCGGCATCAATAATGTCATCAACAAGTTTAATGAGGTCATCTAACAGTGCTTGATTGCCTGATGGAACATACGAACCAATTTGGGATCGCAACGACAACAACCGGTCACGTCGCATTTTGGTGAACTCTAAAAGCAGGTTGACAGCAGCTGGATTTGCATCAGCAATTGCTTCGTCTAGTGCGCGTACCAGTGTTTCATCTAAACCAAATTCGGTTGGCAAATACAGGTACATTGCTTCTTCAAGTGCAGGCCCCATGTTTGGGTCCGCAAATGGCCGTTCGGCACCTTCGTGGATACCGTACTGGTATCGTTCGTGGTCTTTGTCAACAATTTCGCGGGTACCACGGTCGTGCACTGTTTCAATAAACGTGCCATCCTCGTTCATTTCGACAGCAAGAACACGTTCATTGTTGACATAATCGTCGTACAACGAAGCGTGACCAGAGCTTGCAAGTCGCATGGTAGAGTCAGCATGGCGCGTATACCAAGCAAACGCGGAATCTTGAAGATCGCGTCGAACACCACGCATAGCGGTATTACGCCACGAGTGCCGTTTGCCAACAAGCAATGCTTGAACAATTGGATGCTGTTTGTCAATCGCTTCTGCTAAACCGCGACGCAACACGCCTGCGTTCGGATCAAACGCTTGCGGGTCCAACACCCGACGCAAAAACTTTTCAAACTGCAACAAGCCGCTTTCAATAACGTTTCCGGCTACAGGCAAACGAGAAGACACACGTTGCACCTGACGAGCCACGGCAGGCAATTCCCATTCCAACGCCTTTCGATGAACCGGCGACAACACCTGTCCTGTCTGTTGCAAAGCTAACGCTTCGTCATACAACTTTCGTTGTGCTAGACGGCGGGCACCAAATTCGGCTCCCAACATGCCGTCCGTACCACGAGCAATCATTGCTAATGCTTCTTCGCCTGCCGCGCGCAAAACAAAACCAAGTCGCAACACGACGGCTGGTTTCCACATTCGGCTCATAAAGAAACTGATCATTTGGTCACTTGGCACTATGCCAAGAATGTCGCCAACTAAGCTGGCGTGACGGGCCGCAACAATCATTTCGCGGACTTCGCCCATTTGAACGGCAACAGCTTGATCAATAGTTAGCACACCACGCGACGTTAAAAATCGTCCAGTGCTGTCTTTCATGCGGTCAATTTGACCGATAGCGTAGTTTTGTTCCCAACGATGTTTAAACTGTTTTGCCATTTTTTCACCGGCTCGGGTTCCTTTCAAACCGGTGATTTCAAACAACGAGTCGTAGAACGACATAATCATCTGGTTACGAGCAGCCGCACCTTGCTGCGCCATTACTGCATCAATCCACTGCTGCCGGACAGCTTGCGGCAAATTGGCTACACGACCAAACGCGTTTATAAAACGTGGAATGTCTTCGGCAGCTTGTGCGCCTTCCAAAACAAGATGGCCGCTGCGCGGAGTCATGTTGCTCAACGTGTCTAACACTTTGCCGAGTGTCGGGCCTGCACCCGGAACCCACGCAACAACGCGTCCAAGTCCGCCACCAACACTGTCAACAACAGTAGGAGACAGTTCTGATGTACGTACAAGCTGTGGGTGAATACCTTCGTCAAGTGCAGACGGCGGAATAATGACACCTAATTCTGCACCTGTTTTAGCAATCTGTTGTTCAAGCCTGCGGAGTGCTGTTGGATCAACAAGGTTGTCTCTAAAATCTCGGAAATTTTTCCGCAATGTGCCGACAACACCAACATCGGACATTGGTTTCAAAACGGCTGTTCCTTGAATACCGCGAACAGTTCCGACTCCACGCGCAATGTGTTGCAACTGATCAACTTCAGTCATCCACTGCAACAAATCTTCGCGTTCAAATACTTTGCCGGGACGCAATTGAAATGCTTCATCAAGCACCCCGGTTGCTTGTAAATGATTACGGATTGGTTCCCATAATGCCCGCATATTTTTCGGCATTAACCGATACGTGTTTGTAGTAATTGCACGAGCGATTTGTTCGTCCATTGCGCGAACAGCCCGACTGTTGTTAGATAAAGCAATTCGGCGGGCAACAACGTCGGTTGTAATACCGGTAACTGGTTTGCCTGTCATGGAATATCGGAACCATGCTGGACGCAAAGATTCCATGCTGTAACGACCGAAACGTGCTGCTTTTAGATACGGGCTTGCCATCAAAAATGGATCTAAAACAAACATTGAAAACGCGTCAATAGAACCGGAAAGCAGTGTGTGCGCTGCTCCGCCTTGTTCTAAGCCCATTGCGTTAGCAACGTCACGGCCAATTGAAATTTTGCCGTTTTCTAAAACTTTGATAGCCTGCATAAATTCAGGCGTACTAAGAAGATTTACAATTCCTTGCGAAATAATTTGATGTTGTTGTGTTCCCGGCACAGCCATCCGGTCCGCAATGCGGCTGACGCTGCTCATCATTGTCATGGGATCAGTGCTTTCACGCACTGCCGCCATTTCAACAGCCAAATCGTACGGACTCATTTCGTAAGCAATGTCTTTGGCTAACGCAAAAAGTTCTGGTGCTTGCAACAAATCTAATGCGCGTTCTTGCGCTTTATTAGTAAATACACGTTCGCCATCAAACGACGTTTTGTACGCATCAACAAACTCGGTTGGGTTTGTAGCCGCACCTGTGATGCCTGCGCCAGCAAGTGCGCCTGCCGCAATTGTTCCCGCTGCTAATAGCGAACTGCCACCAGTAAACGGTGCAAGGGCCGCACCGGCGGCTACACCTCCAACAGCACCAGCAAGTGCGATCCATTGCTGCCAAGAATCAAGCTGCCGGATAGTGCGATATAAATGAAACGGTTCGTTGCCGATCCAAATTAACGCGTCAAGGGCTTTGTCGCCGTACGGTAATGCCGTTATTGCTTTACCAACGCCGCCCATAACAATACCGACAACATCAGTGCCAACACCGATAGCGTCTTCCCACCATGCTTTGTCTGGATCGGTATACGGGTTCTTGATACCTGCGTGAAGTAACGCGCGTTGTTGCAAATCGCTAAGCTGACCCCACGTTGAACGTTGAGTTGCATCGTCCATGTCTGTCCACACGTTGACCATTGAGTTTAGGTCTTGCTGGGCAAACATAACTGCGCCTTCTGTGGCAGCAGTAATTGGATCGATGCTTGATGCGAACTCTTGTAATGCGGCAGGGTTGCGAGTTAGGTACGGGTTTTGTTCTGCAATCAACCCGTAATTCATTGCTGTTAGATTGATCTGATTGATTTGCATCTCCGTCATTGTTTCGTACGGAGAATAACGACCATAAATAATGTCGCGTGCGCGTTCCGATGGTTCAGTAATGTTTACTGACGTATCGCTCATTATCCAAACCTGCGAAGAATTTGCTGGAACACGGGGTCGTTTGTACGTTGTGCAAGTTGCATTACTGCACGCAACGCGGGTGCTGACTGAACAAACGGTTGTAATGCTTCCGGTCCTTGCCCCGGTCCTGTACGCAGGCCGTTAGTAACTGGACGCGTGTTGGTTGTCGGGTTCATTAGCGTGGCACGAGGCAAACCAGCAAGAAACTCGCTTGGATTGGTACGCCGTTGTGGCACGCTTTGTTCCATAGGTGCATTAGGCTGACTGGCAGGAACCGGAACGCTTCGCATATTTGGGTTACCTGCTTGTCTATTAGGAGCAGGCATTGCCTGTTGCATTGCTTGTTGAGCTACACCTTCACCATAACGCTGACCCGGAACAGACTCTACTTTCTGCGCTGCATCACCAGAACGTGTTTTCTTTGCCCGAGGCATCAGCCACCTCCCTGAGCAGCCGCCATCAACATATCACGCATCGACATCTGTCCGGGCGGTGCACCAGCCTGCTGCAACGCTTCAGGCGGAATAGCTCCCGGAGCCGCCGCCTGCGGGCCAGCCGCCAAACCCATCTGCGCCAACAGGTTGCCTTGCTGTTGGTCCATCATCGCCTGCTGATCCGCCTGCGCAGCTTCAGCGGCACGCGCCTGTTCCTCACGAATTTCTTCGTCAACTTTGACGGTAGCGGTAAACACATCCATGCTTCCGTCTTTCATCTTTTCACGAATACGAGCGAACACTGCCATCGGCATCTGGCCGCTGATCACCTGCTGCAACATGCCGTCAATAGCGCCACGTTCCAACTTCTCATCATTGATGCGGGTCTGTTCGCCATGCGGGTCTTCAACCCACGGATGATGACGTTGGAACGTTTCCGTAGAAATAGTTTGCGCACCAAGCATCGAACCAAGCACCTGCGTAACCTGCACAATGTCAGCACCCGGAATTGCATACGACACGGTGTTATCGGTCGTTTCAATCGTTTTGTTCGGCACAAACTCCACCTGTCCACGGTCCCCAGCCCAACCAGAAAACAACGTGTACTTCTTGTTACCGAACCAGCCTTTGTAGCAAGACAGAATGGCTTTGTTGACGTGCGGCATCCACACTTCGTCAATCTCGTGGATTTCAAGGATGCGAGGATCAACGCTGATACCGGCCATCTCGTTTAACGCACGACCGGTACGTAACGCGGCTCCCGGCGTTTCGCCACCAAACATCGGGCTTAAACCAGCAGACACACGGAAGTTGCGCTCTAAGCGGTCCACCATCTGTGACGTACGTACATCCGGCATCTGGTTCAACGTGCCAATTTTTTCTGCGTCGGTCACAATGTTGATGTCGCCGTCACGCCCGTCATGCCATTGGCCGTCAGCTAACCGTGGTGACATTCCTCGCGATCCCAACACATACATGTCAGGGAACACCGCTTTTTCTTGGGCAAGAATGTCTAACGCCAACAGCTTGGATTGCCACTTAGCGTTTTCCAGCAGCGCGTTGAGCCGGTTGCCGATCCGGTGCAGGGTGACAGCACCGGGAGTGATTGCTAAACACATGCCTGCACGGTTAACAATCGGGTCGGTCAACGGCATCCACGGGCCGCTAAACATGTTGTAGTCACGGTAAATATGGTCGCCGTTCTGGAACACAGGTCCAAGCAGACCGAAACGGATTTGTTCGCTGTCCACCCATTCAAACACGTCCCACATTTCAGACACATCAGCGTTAGTGATAGGTCCGCCACGTTCTGCCATTGTTTGCGGAAATCGTTTGCGCAGATAGTCGCCGGAGTAACGGGTAATGAACGCAACGTGTTCTGGTGCGTCCATTGACTCTAATGCTCGTTCCTCGGGGAACGTCATCAATGGGTCGCGGACACGGATGCGTGGCATACCGGTCTGGAAGTCTGGTTCGATAAACACGCTGGCCGTGTCGTACGCGTTGAGGTGGCGTAGGTAACGGCGACGCAGTAATGCCCATCCGTTGTGATGGTAGGTGGCAGAAAGGATTCGGCGACGGTCGGTAGCCATCTGCTTAGAACGGACACCGACTTCTTTGTACGGGTCTAACGCCGGACTGTACACCGACGGCTTGACGGAAGCTGCACGCAAAGAAAGACCGTCAACAACGTCGGTGATAAGTGACGGGGTAAGGTTCGGCATGTCGGGTTCGTCCGCGACATCCGGCATAGGGATCACAAGGTCGCCTTCGTAATGCGACTGGATTTCTTGCATCTTGCGGATAACCGGAGTCCGGTTGTTCTGCAAGTCAATCGTCATTTGACGAATGGTTTCAAAATCACGCATCACAGTCTCCTAAGATTGGAAGGAAGCAGCAGACCGCTGCGCGTTGCCCGATACGGTAAACCTTCTCGTCTGAATCCGTCACTCATTGTGCTTGCTCCGTTAGCGGGCCGTTTCCAACGTTCCCGCCACATAATCCAACAAAACCATAACGCCATTACACGGTCTTGACGTAACCGGTTACCTTTTACTCCGGGTTTCCATGCATACAACTGCCGTACAAGTTCATCAATTTCAAACCGTGTATAAGAATCTTCTCCATACGGTAGCACAATTTCGTGCTTTCGGAAAGATTCGGCCATTGACGGGACACCAATGTCGGGGTCGTATTTGTTCCAGCCGGTCAAATGGTCACGGATTGCGAAACCCCAGTAGTCGCGTAGCTCTAAAAGGTTTTCGTCGTGAACAAGACCTTTTTGGAACGCCATTGCTTCGACTACTACGTCGGTGACGCTTGCTCCGCCAGCAGCACAGAACTCTACGGTGTCTTGGATGCGAGCAATGATCTGGCTGTTCGTTTTGAAATCTACGTCTTCGATAATGCGCCGTACAATTAGCCGGTAGTCAGGTGTAGCTTCAACAGCAATGATGCAGTTTTTGCCGCCTAGCGCGGGGTCTACCCCAATGTAAACAATGCTTCCCTCAGTAGGATGCTGTGTTAACGATAAGTCCGAATCTTTGCACGGTTCGATAATGCTTTTATCAAATGTGCCGCGGCCTCGGGATGATACTCCGGGGTTCTGCATGTAGTTTCGGTCCCACGCTTCAGAACCAACTTTCTTTTTCTGACGTTCCAGTTTGTCAAGCGGCCATTTTTCGGGCCATAGGGATCGTTCTTCTCCGGTGTCATGGTCGGTGATGATAGCAGGGAACCGGATCACTTTCATGATGGACGAGTCAAGGTCTTCGTCGTCCAGCAAAGCTTCATAAAAGTCGCCTTCGGCTACACGTGTGCCGCATACCGTTGTGATACCAGTTTCGCCGGGACGTGACAACAGGTCTTGTCGGAACCAGTTTACAAATTTTTGTGTTTGTCCTAGCGTTGTGGTCGATTGGATGTCGTCAACGTGGGCGTGATCAGTACGAGTAGAAACAATGTTTTTAGAACCCGCGCCGACTGCCAGCATGGAATAGTCTCGTTCGTCGGAGGTTCTGGCTCCTCGGACTCGAAATCGTAAATCTGACCACGGTTGGCGGACTCGTCCGTCGCCTTGCTGTGGTGCAAACGGACCGAAACGTTCAACGTATTCTGGTGACGGTCCGAACGGGTCCATACGGTCAAGGCAACGCCCAAGAATTTTCTGAGCAATGCCCCGCGATTCACTCGCCACCAGATAACGCATCGCCGGATTGATTGCCAGTTTTCTAGACGCATGGTTCTCAAATGTGGTTGTTTTGCCGAATTCGGGGGGCCAAAGTACAAGTAGGATGTTTCCGGGCGGCGTGTTTTCTAATTCGTTGATGAACAGCAGCTGGAACCATGTCGGCACATGCCCAAAGTATTGGGTGATAAAAGAAGCGGCGGAGCCGTCATACCCAGCGTTGCTGCCCAACATGGACAGTTGGCGGGCTTCGTCACATTTGGCTGCAAAGTCTGGGAATCGTTGCCGGTACGAGGCGTACGTGTAGTAAGAAATTTTTTCCAGTTCACACGCTTCACCTACCGATTTGCCTATCCGTAAATGTCCAATAATGGCAAGCCGCCGTTGTTTGGCTTCCATATATTTTTTGGAACGACCAAGAACATGAACGGATTCTTTGTACGGCTCAGCCTGCGGGATCGGGTCAACATGTTCCGTTGACTCCGCAATTTCGGCTTCTAACGCCGCAATGACCGACGGATCGGTCACAAGTTTATCTGACGACATGAAAAAAGTTTTTTTAGAAAAGGGTGTTGACCTTAACGACAGACACGGTTTGGCCTGAGTGCGACGATTTGAACCTGATCCACGTGTTTTTGGGGACGGGGATGCGGATTCGTTCGCTGGCATGAATAACTTGCATTTCGTCGCCTAGCACCGTGATTGTTGACAGACCAGCTTCGGACGAAGCCACATCAAAATAAATGTCGTCGTTTGCCCCAGTGGTATGAGCCACAATATCAACGTAACGGCCTGCGCCCGTCAAATTCATAGTGTACTCGGTGTTTGACGTGAGTGCTGCGTGACCCGCAAACACCACCGTTTTATCAGCAGCCATCGTTATCTCCAATACAGATGATCATCAATCGGTAACAAGCATACCTTAACCGGTCCGGTACACCTGTCAAATATGTTACCATGAGAACTACCGACCCAAGCAGGTCGTTCAGGGCGTACACCAGTTGCACGGTGCGGGCCGCAACCCACGGGAACGTGGTCGATCTGTCATGCCAGTCTGACGATCCCATAACGAACTCTCAGCCTGCCAGTAAGAACAGAGGCACGAACCCGCGAGGGCGACAAACAAAACAACGAGCCGAGCCAGCTCCATAAACAAAGGCCGGGAATCCGACAGCGGCAACCGGATGGGTGGACAAAAGCCTACATGTAAACCCCCTGCCAGCCACCAACCGTCTGCACAAACCCCCAAAAACAACCCTGACGACATATATGTAAGACCCCCACGTGGCACATCGGCCTACAAGTTCAGTCCCGTAACCGACCCGACATGGCAACTCTCCACGACGAACACACCATTCCCACCCGTTGACCAGCCCCCCACACGGCACACATCCACCATGTGTGATGTTTGTTGTGGTGGGTGTGTTGTTTCGTAATGGTTTCGGGGGGTTGGTGGTTGTTGGTTTGGTTTGTGTGTTTGTGTGTGGTGTGCGTGGGCCGCAGACCGCAGGGGCTTGGACAGCCCCCGCACCCCTGTCTTGCTTGCTGGCGTGTTGTGCTTCGTGGTTCCGTTGCGGGTGGTTGTGGGTCGCAGTCTCCTTTGTCCGCTCCCTGAGCGGCCAATAGTCGTCTGCTCGCTTGGCTGTTGTAGTTCTGGGTCGGTCTTTCCTCATTCGCTGCGCTCATTTCGGGACCGTCCAGTCGAGCGGTGGTCTTCGGGTCGGTGTCTTCGCTACGCACGCAGGCGTGCGCACGCTTCGACGTCCGACTTCAGACCTTGCTGTGAGCACACACACATGTCTCCGGATCGTAGTTGCTACTCAAGCCCCGGCAGTCCGCCGCACACATTCGTCCTCGCCCGATTTCTTCTAGTGTTCGGCTGTTGGCAATCCCGTTCCGGGATTCCCGCCGAACATCTACAACAAATAGTGCTCGTCCTCATGGCGGACTAGCCGCCGCTTCGCGGTTTCAGGGCTTGACCAACGCAACTACTCACCTTCGCCATGCGAGTGTGCGACGGGTACATTCGCTTCTAGCGACAGAAAGGTTAGTTATGAATCACGAAAGACATATCAGCGAGTTTGTTGTTCCCGGTGGAACGCACGTAGTCAAGATCACGTTGCTTCTCCGTTCGGTCAAGATTGAGGGAACCTCGCCGTTCCCGGATTGCGATGACTGGGAACGTCATTACAGTTACCCGGCGTTCACCAAACTGTTACAGCACAATGTCACGGTTCACCAATGGATCGGTGGTTGTGACCAGTGCGGAATGGAGGTTTCCGATCCCGCGAACGTGCTTTGTGATCAATGTATTGATCAGGCCATTCGTGACAAAGAGTCGATGGAGTGGCTTGGCGATGATTCTGAGCGAGAGGAAGCATGATGTTGGGAGTTGCGATCTACTTCTTGGTGTTGTTGGGTGTTTGTGGGTTGACTGCGAACATTCAGCGACATCGGGATTCTGCTGACCGTTGCGAGTTCTGCGACGACGATGCTGTAACCCAGTCGCATCTTGGGATGTGTCTAGATTGCTATGAGTTCTACCACGTCGATGGTTAGGCTCTGAGGGGAAGGGCCGCGCGTGCCGTCGCCGGATCGGGCCACGATCCGGGCGCACGGTGCCGCCGTAACCTGTGCTCCGGGCTTCGCCCGGACTGCTCGAATTGGGTGGTCCGGGCGGAGCCGCCCATCGTCACCAGCGATGGGCCACCATCACCAACACATGTTGGCGAAATTGCGCATTTCGTGAAAGGATGACGACATGAGAGAAACACCCACTGACCCAGACATGCTCGCCCGATGGCTCCCCGAGTTGGAGCCGGAGATCGAGATCGAGATCGCCATCCCGGAACCGGTTCACACCGAGTGGACTGTCCGGGTGACGACGCACCGCCTCCCCGGTGGTGCGCAAATGACAACCAGCACCCGGGTTCTCCGGGTCTACTACGGAAGGACAACACCACAATGACCAACATCCAAGACACCGGGCGCACGCACCCGGGCTACCAACTGTCCGACATCGACCGCCGCTCCGTCGAGATGGCCGAGCAAGCGTGGCCGGTGCTCGCCAAGTTCGTCGCCGGGACTGAGCCTGCTCAGGTCCTGACCGACCTGCCCACGCTCGCTGCGACAATCGAGCACGCCGCCCAGTCAGCCGGAGCACGCCTCACCCGCAAGCCCGAGCACGAAGCCGAGCGGATGATCCGGGCCATGTTCAACAAGGGCACAACCGGACTCGGGCTGGTCACGATCAACACCGACCCGGACAAGGCCCACCGGGCGCAGAACTGGTCGGGCCTCGAATCCGACCCCGAGTGGTGCCCCGTGATCGGGTTCGCCGAAATCACGCCCACCGGGATTGTCGCCCGGGCGTTGCCCGAGCACCGGTGGCCGATGGTCGCCGGGGAACGCACCCAGCCGGTCGCCGTGGCGGTGATGGTCCGACCGCAGGTGCTCCACAAGGAGCAGGACGCAAAGATGGTCGGCGACAAGATCGTCATCGAATACGGCACCCCGAACGGGTTGATCTACCCGAAGCCGATCGACGGACCCGAGGGCACCGAGTGGCTCCCCGGATGCGAGGTCGTCGGCATCGTCCGAGCCTACGCCAGCATTGACGAGGCCGAAGCCGACCGGGACGCACTCACCCGAGCGGTGGAGGACGTGACCCGGGCGATGCGCCCAGCGACCGAGCCTGACGGGTTCGAGATCGAGGACGACCGGCCCACCTTCCAACCGACCGGCTGACATCCGCACGGCCCTACGCCCAGGTGCTCCCGACGAAACCCAGCCGGGAGCACTTGGGCGAGCGGCCTGTGGATAACCCAAAAAAAATTTCCCGGACGAGTCGCACTTCGTGCTCCCCGTCCTTCTGGCACGCTTCGCGTGCGCCGCTTCGCGGCATGCGCTAGGCACGCAGCCCGCCTCGCAAGCTCGGCGGATGTAGACCTGACGAGTGAGGTAACCGGCAACCAGCCAACCGCTCGCGACGGGTCAACATGCGCCGTGCCGTAGGGACTACCGGCGACGGGTGAAACCGCTACCGGCGAGCCAGAATAGGCTCCGCGTGCCAGAAAAAGTGAGAGCGTTAGGGGCGGTGCTTCGCGGGTTCACTATCACATAATATGTTGGCGGCACCCGACCCTTGCCGTCAGGCACATAATCTGTTGGGTTGATTTAGCAAAGGAGATTACATTGATTACTTTACAGCGGTTTCTGACAATTATATACAAGATGTATCCGGATGTTCATCCGACGCAACGGCTTGGACAGTACGCAATGAATGTTCTCGGGTTGTTCAACGGTCCGTTGTACGACACGATTACTGGCACAACTGCTGATCCGTATCACAATGATGATCGGTTGGAGGATTTCTGGGATTTTGTTTGCGCCAACTGGGACAATCCTGATATTCAATCGTAAGCACAAACACCACAATAGGAGGTTGAAATGTTGTTTTTGTTCAAGTCTGATAATTCTGCTGATTTGTTGTGGAATGTGGAAGGTGCCAGTGGGACGCTTCACATTCCGAACGTTCACAAGTTTGTGAATAGTTTAGAAATTGCTCGTACTTGTTATGATTCTGCGCAAGAAAGGAGTCGTCAGCATGACAACGTTTAGTAAGCGTAGTCGGACGCATCAGAGTATTGTGATGAGGTTGCTGATAAGGAAGCCTTCTGTGAAAGCTGATCTTGCTGATTGGTTGTATAACTTGAAGCGACGAGCATGGGTGTGGCTGTTGCGGTTGCGGTTTGCGTTCCGTGATGAATGGTTTGTTTACGATTGGGTGGACACATGTGTTCATTATCAGGGGACGTATCGGCGTTGTTGCCGCGTGATTGATGTGTTGCCGGGTGGGTATTATTCGGTGGTCTGTGGTGTTGATTATGACGAGTATTTGTCACCGTTCTAAGGAGGAATGATGGAACAGTTGTCGTTAACTGATGCTGAACGTGTTCGTGATGATGCGATTGCGGCTGCTGAGCGTCATGCTTTGCAGGAGTGGAAGGATATAACGATGCAGATCATCAAGGAGTTAGCTATCGCGTATCCGACGTTTACGACTGATGATGTGTGGTTGCAGTTGAGTCGTACTCCTGATGTTGCTACGCATGAGCCTCGTGCTTTGGGTTCGATGATGCGTGCTGCTTACAAGGTGGGTTGGGTGGCTCCGACTGATCGTTATGTGAAAAGTCGTCGGCCTGAGTGTCATGCTCGTCCGGTCAAGGTGTGGCGTAGCCGTTTTTGGGAGGATTGATGAAACGAAAAACAATGAAATGTGGGTGTGTTGTTGAACAATATGGTGATGATGAGCCTGAGTTGGTTCATTGTGGGTTTCATCGTCGTGATCCGGGTCAGGATATTCCGCCGGAGTGGTTGGATGATGATGGAAAGTTGATTGTCACTAAGTTTGATGAGCCAACGTTTTGGTTGGAGCCTTAATTGGCCGGTGTAGCCCAATGGCAGAGGCAAAGGACTTAAAATCCTTGCAGTGTGGGTTCGACCCCCACCACCGGTACTGCGCATCACGTTAACCTCTGATGCCGCATAGGAAATGAACCGCCGAATTAAGGGTCAGGTATGGCACCACCTTAAGTGCCCCGTGAATGGCAGACGTGCCTACGACAGCAAACCGGGTCGGTTCCTGTCAAATCATACTTTTGTGTGAGTTCACGGTTATGCGCTTGTAGCTCAGTTGGTAGAGCAACAGACTTTTAATCTGATGGTCGAAGGTTCGATCCCTTCCGAGCGCACTCCCTCATTCCGAGGGACAGTTAGCAACAGTTATGTTGCCTTAGTAGAGGAGATAATTATATGAGTACCAATAACAGCATGGTCATGATCGGCAACCTTGTCGATGATGTCAAGCTTCGATACACCAACACGTCCAACAAGCCTGTTGTGAATGGTCGTATCGCAGTCAATGAGCCGGTTCGTATCGGCAATGACTGGTCGGAGCGTACTACGTACCTGAATTTTGTTGCGTGGGATGCGATGGCTGAGCATGTTGCTGCTTCGGTCAGCAAGGGTGATCGGATTGTGGTTTCGGGTCGTTTGCAGACTCGGGAGTACACGCCCGATAACGGTGTCCGTCAGTATTTCACGGAGCTTGTTGCCGATGAGGTTGCGGTCAGCCTGCGGTGGGCTGTGGCGCGGCCTGATAAGACTGCTGGCCGGGACTTGGTTCCTGCGTCGGTGGGCGCTGACGATGTTGATGCTGTCCACGGTGAGCCGTTCTGACAACATTGACACGGTAAGCGTTGTGTTTTGATACCGGTCTAGGTATCCTCAATCGTCTGAGACACGGGTGGTGCAAGTTGTCCCCCCTTCTGCACCACTCGTGTCTTGGGCATAGATAGGAGGACTATGACCCCTGAACAGTGGCAACAACAGTTGGATGATTCCGCTGTCGCGTATTTTGTTGACGATTTTGCGTTGGCTTTAGTTGGTGATCATATGTCGCCGGTACAGGATGCGGAGCCTACGTTGTTGCTGAAGTCGGTGCATGAAGAAACAGGCGTGGAGTTTACGTTCACGTTTCATATACCGGCAGACCTTTGTCACGCGTTAGCTGTGACCGTTCGTCGTCTTGCTAAAGATTTGCGGCATGACGGCCTCATGTTTGAGTTAGATAATCCTATGGAGGATGATGATGACTAATGATTTTGTGTTGTATACCCGTCCGTTGACGGATGATGTGATGAAGCTGAAGATGGCTGAGCAGATTGGTGCGGCTGTTGCTTTGGCTAAGAGTCCGAATCTGCGTCCGATTGATCGGAAGCACGCTGAGTGGTATCTGGCCGGTCAGTTGGCTGCGCTGTCTGATGTGTTTGATTTTGCTATTCCGGCTGAGTTTCAGGTGTTTGCGTTTGAAATCTTTGATGCGTGTGAAGTTGCTGCTCCGACGGCTTCGTTTTCTCCGGGTCGTTTTAATCCGTATAAGAAGCAGAGCCGAGCGTTTAATGAGGCGTATGCTGCGTTGTTTATTCGGACGTGGCTGAATCTTGTTGCAGCAAATAAAGCGCAGGAGCAGCGTGATGCTGGCTATTTGGATAAGGAACTGGGTGTGACTGAGGATGACAGCGAAATTGTTGTTGTTACTCCGACAGTAACGACGAACACGTTCTCTATTGCTGATATGCAGCAGCGTGCTCAGGATATGAAGACGAACATTGAGGCTGTGATGCCTGCTGTGCGGGCTATTTCGCAGTCGTTTGATCCTGACGAGAGTTGAGTTCTGACTGTTGTCACGTATTCGTTGGGAGCGGGTTGTCAACGTGGCAATAGTTAGTTGAGCCGGGGTGGGTGTAACCGTCGCCCACTCCGGCTCTCATATTTCTAGACGGTATTGGAGGTAATATGCCTGCTTATTTTGATACTGGGTTTACTGTTCGTGAGCCTGCTTGGCATGGTTTGGGTACTGTGCTTGATGATTTTCCGGGTTCCATTATGGAGGCCCGTGAGATTGCGGGGCTGACGTGGGAACCTGAGTTGGTTCCGGTGTTTCAGCGTCAGTCGATGCCTGTTGGTGTTGGTCCGGATGGTGAGCTTGTTGAGCGTGAGGATTTTGTTGAGGTTCCAAATGCTCGGCTGATTCAGCGTTCCGATAACCGTCAGGTGATTGGTCATGGTGTGTCGGATCGTTATGTTCCGATCAAGAATCAGCAGATGTTTGAAGTGTTGGAGGCTCTTGTTGATCAAGGGTTGAAGATTGAGACTGCTGGTTCGGTTAAGGGCGGCGAACAGGTGTGGGCGCTTGCCTATCTTGACGAGCCGTACTATCTGCCGAACGATGACAGTCCGTCGTTGCCGTATATCGGTGTTGTCAATTCGCATAACGGTAAGGCGGCGATGCGTGCAATGGCGACGCAGGTTCGTATTGTGTGTTGGAACACGATTCAGGCTGCCTATATGGATAGTCAGCGGCACGGCCAGTATTGGGAGTTCCGTCACAAAGGCGGCGTGCAGGAACGTATTGATGAAGCGAAGCGTGCGATCAGTGGTATGCGCACCGAGGCTGACAAGTGGGTTGATGCTGCTAACGATCTGTTAGGTATGCGTGTTGATTTTCATAGTTATCATGCGTTTATTTCGGAGTTCATTCCGGCTCCGCCTGCTGGCATTGTGTCTGACAGGGTAATGAACAACATCGACAACGCTCGTGCCACGTTCCGCCAGTTGTATAACAGCGAGCAGAATGGTGCTGCGCATGACACGGCGCTCGGTCTAGTCAATACTGCTATTGAGTATTTGGATTATGCGCGTGGCTATCGGAATAGCGACACGCTGCTTGGTCGTACTGTGCTGAAGCCGGAGCCGTTGAAGGCTAAGGCAATTCAGATTGCGCGTGAGGTGTGCAACGCATGATTGATCTGATTCAAACCATTTCGATTGCTGGTCTTGCGCTGGTGATTGTCAAGATTGTAAAGGCAGGATTATGAGAGTTCATGTTCATATGTCAATTCAGTTAGATGATGATTGTCATGGGGATCATGCTGGTCGTCTGATTGATGCTGGTTTGTCGGAGATGCGTGGCCGTGATGACAGTTTGTTGTCGTGGCATGTCATCAAGTCTGTTGTTGTGGAGGACGCGTCGTGAAGCGTCCGCCGTTTACTGAGTTGCGTCGTTTGAACCAGCGACTGATTAGTACGTTTCAGTTTTATAACAAAGCGAACGCATGGCAAGAAGACGAGGACTTTACTGTCAATAAGAAGGAGTTTCTTGTTGCGCTTGCTGTGATGGATTACGTGTTGAACGGGTCGCAGTACCAGTTGATGAACAGCATTATGAATATGGTGGAGGTGGCGGAAGATGCAGAACACCCGCTTGAAAGCTGATGGCGAACGTATCCAAGTAGATACTACGAGCATTATTGCTATGTTGTATGAGGCGTTTCCGGGTTCGGTTGCGGTTACGTCTGATCTGGCCCGTTACGTGCCGGAACAAGATGATGAGGGTTGGCATTTAATGTCGTGTGTGTGCGATGAGTGTGAGCCGGACAGGATGCACGATGCCTGAAACGTTGTACGATTTTCAATGGTGGTGTGGTCTTGCTAAGTCACGACCGACAGTGATGCTTACTGATTACAGCAAAGCGCAACTGGTTGGTGTGCACCGGTACCGTCGGTCAGCAAAGATCATGCAGCACAATCGTCACCTGCATGTCCACATTGATGATGTTAGTTATGTTCTTGTGGACGAGGACGAGAACGCTTGGATGGAGTACCCTTCTTGGCCGGTTTCTTCGCCACCGGACGGGGTGTCGGTTCAGCAGGTGCCTCGTCTTCAGGTGACTCAGTGGACGATAGGCCAAACACCTCAGCCATTAGACCGTTAAGCATCTGTTTGTATGGTTCGTTGTCTTGGTTTGCGAGCACGTGTTGAATGATGCGCTGTTCGAACAGTTGTTTCTTTAACGAGTGTTCGTCTAACCGGACAAGTGATCCGGGCATTGGTGTCCATTTGACGAGGCCTGCTTTGCGCATGAGGTCTACTCGGTAGCGCACCATGTCTGCTGACATGCGGAGCTTTTGTGCGATGCCGCGTGCGGTGCAGGCGTGGTGTTCTAATCTGAGTTCGTCAATAGTTTCTAGGATTTTGTGGTCAATGTTTTCCATTCGGTTGTTCATGCGGGGTAGTATACACGCACGTACGTAAGTAGGAGGTTATATGCCCATTCATGGTGATATTCAAAGTCTTCCCCGTAGCAAGGGGGAGGATGGTTTTCCGCCGTCGAAGAATAATTTTGTGGCGGTGCAGTTAGCTGAGGCGTGGTTTGCTGATCATCAGCGGCGTGGTGAGATGGAGTATGCGGCGGCGATGCCGGAGCGTCCGTATCGTGCGTCGTTTGCGTCGAAGCGTTGTGCTCGTGCGTTGCAGTATGCGATGGCGAAGGTGCCCGAGTCGGAGCCGGTGACAATTGCGTCTGCTTGGACGATGGGTCTTGGCAATATGGTGCATGACCGGTTGCAGGATGTGGTGACTGGCCTGTTTCCTGATGCTGAAGCTGAGCCGACTGTTGATTTATCGACGATTGGTATTAACGGTTCAGGTCATGCTGATCTTGTGATGTCTCACAACGGTGAGCGTGTTCTGGTTGAGTTGAAAACGACTGGCGGGTTCTCGTTTAAGATGATGGCTTCGTCGTTTAAAGGTAAGCCTGAGGGTCCACGGTTCGGGTATCTGGTGCAGGCTGCGATTCTGGCTGCGGCTTTGGGTATCGACAAGATTGTGATTGCGTTGTTGTCGTTGGAGCCGTTGTCTCCGCAGTTAGCCGAGGCGTATTCGGATTCTGAGGCTGGCCGGTTTGCTGCTGAATGGCATTACTCGTTGGATGAGTTGATGCCCTTTATTGAGGCTGAGGCGGCCCGTGTGCGTCGTGTTGAGGATGCCATTGAGCAGGGTGTGTTGGTTCGTCGCCGGTTGGATGATCCTGAGTATCCGGCTGGTGCTGAGGTAATTGATCCGTTGGCTTCTCGTGCGCCGTGGCAAGTGATGGGTGCTGATGGTTCAATTGTTGATACTGGTGCGTATTGGGGTTGTGCGTATTGTCCGTGGCGTTCGCGTTGCGGTCAAGATGGCACGTCAGAAAAGTTAACTATTTAGGAGGATTAATGCAAACACTTGAACAACCAATGAATCGAGTTGTTGATATTTCTGTTACGTCAGAGCGTCATGGCTATGGCCGTACGCTGGCAGCGTTAGCGATTGCTCGTGCTGTCAATGAAGTTGTGCGCACTGCGCTTGTTGTGCCTCGCAACGAAGACTTCGACGATCTAATTACGTACAGTGGTCATGTGCCTGTCGTTGATGATGCGGATCATGAACGGCTAGTAATTGAGGGCATGGATGTTGTTCGTAGACGTGACACTGTTGTCAATCAGGCTCTTGTTACTGACGGATATGTTGAGTCCGCAAACATTTCGGTTGCTGTTATTGACAATTCTTATCGTGCGTTGAAGACTCAGATGCAGTCAGGTACTAGCCCTCATTGGATTGTGTGTGTGTCTGATGATCAACATGTGTTGACACGTGAGGATGTTCGTAGGGTGTTTAGCGATGTTGTTGATGATGACGGCAACAGTCGTGTGTTGTTTACGCCCCGTGATTCGACGTTAAGTCGTGCAATTGACGCTGGTTTGCTCGGGATGCGGCTGTCGCAGTTGCAGCTTGTTCGTAGTATGCAACCGATTGCTGATCATATTGCGAGTTACGTTTCTATTTAAGGAGGATTGATGACTGAACGTTTTTCGCCTGTGGCTTTGTGGTTTCGCAGGCATGATAAGAAAGCGGAGTATCTGATTGTTGCTGATCCGAACCCAGATGGTGTGATTCGTTATTCGATTACAAACATGCAAGGTACTCCGGTTGGTAGCGAGTACATTGGTGCGTCGTTTTATCGTAATCGTCCTGTTGTTGCTCGTTTTAATTGGGTGACGTTATTGCTGGACACGCTTGATGAGTACGGTTTGGTGTTGGATTACAAACGTGCAGAGAATAACGCTATTTTGGTTGATTCGGAGGTCTGATGGGTGCCGATTTTATTTGTATTGTTGTTCCTGTTGATAAACCACAGACATATTGGCTGCAACGTGTCGCTTCAATGAGTGATAAAGCGGTGCTGTATTTTGCTGAGGCTACTGAGTCTGAGTTTTATTGGGAAGAAAACGTTCCTGAGTTAGATGACCGGATGGCATACGTTCGCGGTGAACTTGTTGCAGGTATTTCGATTGCTTATGATCCGGGTCGTGATGGTACGTGGACTCAGATACAAGGCGCACCGTACTGTGTTGTTGGTGAGCACTCGTGGGGTGATGTCAGCAATGCGTTCGAATCAATTCGTGTGTTCCGTGATTTTCAAAGTTATTTAGCATTGGAGGATATTCATCGTGCAAACAATGAAACTGAGTGACGACATCATTGTTCGTATGCGACACGCCGGTGACTTAGCGCGCAAAGCAGAAGACTTAGACTTTGCCAAGCTACTATTTGTGATCGGTGAGTTCGAAGTGCTACTGGAAGTGTTAGGTATTTCTTCGGAGCCGGATGACGACTGATGCCGTTTTTGTGGTGGCTGTCCGGTTCCGATAACAAGCAGCGTGCCACCGAAGATTTGCATGATGCGGTGAAGCAGGCGTTGTCCGCCCGTAAGTACGGTTTAGTTATCACTCATAGCAGAGAGCAGTTTTACCATGTGGTTTGTAATGAAGTTGATAATCATCTACGCGTTTTTGTTCGCTCTGGTCAGCGGACTGTTGATTGGTCTAGTCCTGATCTGCCGTCATGGTGTCGGCAGGTTCGTCGCTACATTGATAAGGAGGCAAAGCAATGAGCGTCATTACCCCAAAGTATCCGCACATTACGGTCGCCCTGTCGGGCGAAGACGGCAACGCGTTTTCGATCCTCGGCCGTGTGACGAAAGCGATGCGTCGCGCTCAGGTTCCTGAGCATGAGATTTCGTTGTTCACAAGTACCGCTATGTCTAGTGATTATGATCATCTGTTGATGACGGTGATGCGGTATGTCGATTTCACGTAAAGCTGATATGTCCGACGACTATAAGTATGTGCTTGTTGTCGGCAATATGAACGAGGGCTACGAGTTTGTCGGGCCGTTTGATTCGTTCGATGCGGCAGATGCGTATGCGGGTAAACGTGCGAACACGTTGATGACGTGGATCACACCGATGTTTCGGCCACTTGAAAAGGGTCGTGATTACGACTAGACTTCGGTCACTTACATGTTTGGAGGTGCTGTGGCACGTAACACTGTTGTCCCGTTAGATCAGATGCAGCGACGTATCCCTGAGGCTGGTCGTATTCGTATCGGTGTGAAGACCGGTCGTGCGATGAAGTCGATTGACACGTTCCGGTTTACGTCACCGTACCGTGATCTGGTTGAGAAACTGGCTTCGATGTATGGTGGTACGGCTCGTCCGTGGACTGATGATCGTGCCCGAATCAAAGATCAGTACGAGGTAATCACTCAGGCCAATCAGATTCCGGTGGTGTTGCCTCCGGACGGGTTATCGGTGTGGTATGAGAAGTGGTCGGGTGGTGGTTGTGAGCGTCGGTGCGACGGAATCACCGTTGAAACTGTTCAGATGCGCGGAGACAACGCCGAACCAATTAATTCGCCTTGTATCTGTACCGCAAAAAATGTGCGTGAGTGCCAGCCATACACACGACTGACTGTGTTGCTTCCGGAACTAGCGTTCAGGGGTTCGTGGCGGCTAGAGACTAAGGGTTGGAACGCTGCGCACGAGCTTCCCGGCATGTACGAACTGATTACGAACGTTGATCAGGGTCGTGGGTTGGTGTCTGCCATGTTGGGTGTTGAGCAACGATCAGACAAAGCAGCCGGTAAGACCCGTCATTTTGTGGTGCCGACGTTGACGATGTTGAATACTCCGATGGAGTTAGCTTCTGGTCAGGCTCGCATGGCGGCGTTGCCGCAGGCTGCTGCCGTAGAGTTGGAAGCACCACCCGATGATGATCTAGATACGTTGGCTGAGCAGTTAGCAGAAGACGGCGTTGAGTACGGTGTGCCTGTAGAAGACATCGACCGGTTTGTTGGTGCTGTGTTTGTGCAAGCCAACAATGATCCCGAACGGCTCCGCAACTTTCGTTCCAAACTGTATGTCGGCGCGATCAAGTTTGGTGGTTTCAACGACGATGGAACAATTAACTGGTTGAAATGACTTCTCAAATCTTGCGTGACCAACCATTGCCGTTGGCAACATCAGTAGAGATTCGTGCGGCATCATTAACAACACCCGATGAAGTAATCCCAGCGTTGGCTTTCACATTTATTACGACCGACGATCAACAGGTGCATATCATGTTTGCTTGCGAAACAGATGGCATGGAAGAGTTTGCTCGGCTTGTTAAAAAAGCAGTTCAAGAAACTCTGATTCAAGCGTCGCTCATATGATTATCGGTATTGATCCCGGAAAGTCTGGTGCTTGCGCTCTCGTAGATACCAGCGTTGTGGTCGATTTTTTTGACATGCCGTGGCGTGACAAACAAGTTGATGTCGTTGAGCTGGCTGACATGCTGAGTTTTTGGCGCAACATTTATGAACCAGATTGTGTTGTTATTGAACAAGTTCATGCGATGCCACGTCAGGGTGTGTCGTCAACGTTTTTGTTTGGTACGTCGTATGGAATTGTTATTGGTTGCGTTCAGACATTAGGTTTTGACACAGTGTTTGTCACTCCGCAACGTTGGAAAAAAGCGTTGGGTTTGTCGTCAGATAAAGACGATTCGCGACTAATGGCAAGCCGTTTGTGGCCTGATAATATAGACAGTTTCAGTAGAAAAAAAGATGATGGGCGGGCCGAAGCCGCTCTGTTAGCGCATTGGAAAGAGGAATATTGTGACGATTAAGACCGCTCCGGGCCAGTTTCCACCGCCTGTGTTTACGCGTGTTGGAGCAAAAGTTAGTTGGTACTATTACGATACGCATGAGGCAGCGTGTCACGCATCAGTTGTGGCGGAACAACGTGCTGCCCGGATGTGGATGGAAGGTTACGATTTCGGATATCAGATTCCGGGTCGGGTCACTAAGAATCAGGATGGCACTTGGACTGTTGTGGTGCCGTGACGTAACATTGACATGGCTGGCGACCTGCCTTGTTATCCTTTCTAGGCGGGGGTCGATGTCCTTTGCCGGTGACAGCCAGCCAAGATCGCTACCACTTTTTACAGCTCCAATAACGAGCAGTAAGTTTAGACGGCGGGTTACTGTCGCATTTGTGTCGTGCACGAAATGATTTGCGGCGCGCAGGCTGATCCTTTTTAATTGTCATCTTGGGATCACCAAACCGAATTGTCTTTGTAGTGTTGCCTTGCTTTGCGACCACGATAAACTTCTTGCTGCTACCAGCAGGCAGCCGTTTCGGTTTGTTGTAACCCGAGACACCGGCTCGTTTTAATTTTGGGTCTGGTTTACTTGCCATATATCTAGTATAAAGGATACGGAATGTCAGATGCAGAGTTTGACTGGTCGTATGCGGCGTGCCAGAAAATGGATGCTCTTGCACGTAAAGCGTACCGTAAAGCTACTGGACGGTCATTGCCGTCTGGCCCTGTGAACGCCAATGCCGAGCAGGTTGACGTAAAGTTGTTGCCGCTAGAGTTTATTGATGGGAACCTTGACGACTACAGTGGTAGGTGTGGAACCACAGCCGGTTATCATTGGCATCGTCGTCGCAAAGAAAAACAGTGTGAAGCATGTTTAGCCGCCCATCGGGAGAAGCGTCGTGAGCAGCGCCGCAAAGAGAAGCAGCGTGCGTCCTGATTTTTTTGATGATGCGGAATGTCGTGGCAGTTCGATAGATATTTTTTTTCCGCCTCGTCATCAGCCGTTGCTAATTAAGAAAGCTCGCGAGGTGTGTGCGTCGTGTCCGGTGATGCACGAGTGTCGTGAGTATTCGTTGGATTTGCATGAGCAGTTTGAGTTGTTTGGTATTTGGGGTGGCTGGTCCCATTTAGAACGCATCACCTATTTGCGGAACAACAATAGAGTTGCTGCGCGTGCTGCGTATGACGCAAAGATTTGGAATCTTTAAGGTTCGCGGTATTGGTAGCCGTATTCGCGTACCATGTTGCCGTATGACGGATGGTTACGTCGGCGTTCTTGCACGTTGCGGTGTGCGATAAGTCCGATCAGAATCATTGCGCCGTCTACAAGTGACAAAATTATGAATGGTGTGATGAGTGCGGCGATGACATGCCGAGGTTTCATGACACATTCCGCATGTGGGATGTTTCGTCTAACAGACGGTCTTTGCTTCTGAACCAGCCGCCGCACGCTTGGCATTGCCAACGTTGGTAGATCGCAATGTTTGTTGATGCGGTGCCTCTCGCGTGGAGATGGTCGGAGCCACATGTGGGGCACGCGTCAGGTCGGCTTGTTCCAATGTTGACGTTCGGATGGTTTCTTATCCACGGTCGCAAACGTTCGTACACTTGTTCGGTAAGCACTACGTCTTGCCGGTTGTAACGACGCATCATGTTCCATGCTTTGTCGTCGTTTGCCATGCACCGTACCCACAGATCAAAACCGTCGTGTTGAACTTTGCTTCCGATGCCAAGTTCTTGACTGACGTGTTGCAGTTTGTTTGACGCGAACTTGAATCGTTGTTTGACGATAGACAGCAGGTCGATGTCTTTGTGTGGTGAAGGTGGGTGCAAGCCACCAAGAACGAACTCGCGGTTTAAGTGTTTGATGTCGAACGCTTTGCCGTTGAAGTGAACTACTGCATCAGCGTCGTTAATCATGTTCCATGCAGCTTTGATCATGTTGTCGTGGCCGTCGTGGTAGTCGCTGTAAAAATGAACTTTCTTTTTGCCATACCATTTAGCGGCGAAGCTGATGACAGTGCCAGTCTCAATGATTTGGTTGAGGCCAATGTTTTGATCCCAAAGTCCCCACACGTACGCCATGTTGGGTCTGGTTTCTATGTCCAGAACAAGTATCTTCACTTGTCTGTCTGGTCCATGTGCCATTCAATGTGGCTGGTCATTTGTTCCTGCACGTTTTCCACCTTACCTTCAATGCGGTGAAGCGTGTCAAGGTTATTGCGATGTTGGTCTGAGTTGTTGCGTTCTAATCGGTGAAGCAACCACATTGTTGGCCCGCCAATTACTGCGACAAGTATTGGTACGAGCCAGTCCATGTGTCACCCGTGAAACATGCTTCGCCACGTGACGGGTCCGACGATGCCGTCTACATGGAGCGGTCGGTCCCGTTTCGGGTCGCGGTTCTGTGATTGCCAGTCTTTGACTGACTGTTCGGTTTTGGGTCCAAAGTCGCCGTCTACGTAAGCTCCAACTTTTTCTTGCACCAGTTTGACGATGCGGCCTCGTGCTCCGCGTCGCACTGGGGTGCCCGGATACGGCTCTGGTTTGGCTTCTGCGGCGGGTTCAGGTGCGGGTGGCTGTGCTGGTGCGGTAACTTTTTCGTCACCGATGAGGTGGAGGAACCAATGATTGATGTACAGAGGGTCGTCCGCATACCGGTTTGAGATTTCGATATGCACCCAATCGCCGGGAACACCAGCAAACTGTTTACTTCCGTAAATTTTCCACGCGTTTCGGTCACATTTCCAGCCGCGTCCGTGCGGCCCGTAATGATTCCAATAATCAAACACTGCTTCAAGTTCAAATGCTTCAGCAACATCAGGCCGAGTCAAGAAATCCATCATCCGGTGTGCGTCTTCGTAACGCCCAGTGCCGGGATAGCTTCCACCACGCCAAGATAAGTCTGCCGCGCGCCCCGTTCCATGCACAGAGGGGCTGCTTTTCTGACGTTTGTTCCTTATTCCAAACGTTCCATTATTGAACACACCAAAATGTTCTTCTAACAGATCGACAAGCTTTTCTAAACCGGCACGCTTACCGGAAGAATCCTTATCCCAACCCGTGTACCGGCGACTCATTTCGTTCTCCATATCTGGTTCCGGCTCGCAGTGTGCTGCCGTTGTTTCCGACACAACAAATTTACCCCATGATTCGCCACGCAGAATGTTCAAATCAAGATGCGACGATGACGCACCATACGTCCGACCGGCATGATTGCCGTCTGCCGAGAACTGCCATGCGTCCCACGACGACCAACCGCCCGACGGAATCGCAGGCTCCGGTCGAGCCATAGCAAACTCGGGCCAGTCGGCAGGATTCACTGGCGGTTTGCCTCGTGTGTATCGGGCAAGCCACAGTGGGCAACGTGAAACATCAGCGCCACGAACACGAGGATTCCAAAACCATCCTGCCGTGTAAATAACCGGAGTGACATTCAACAACCGTTCAATATCGACAACGGCTCTTGTCACCTGCTTACCGATTTCCTCTGGTGTCTTGTCATCGTGATGCTCAATGTCAAGCATCGGAATCAATGACGCACCAAGATCCCTGTGGGCTTCAACGAACTGGGTGATCTGCCGGTCGTAGTCGTGTTCGGGTCGCCAGTAGATGTAGATGCCGAACGGGATGCCGTGATCATTGGCACCGCTCGCATATTCATCAACACGAACATCACGGTTCACACCTTGAAACGCTCGCATGTACAGAGCGTCAACACCGGAGTTCCGCATCGTAACAAAGTTGACTGTCCCCTGCCATTTCGAGATGTCAATGAAAGTGCGCCAACCCATGCCTGTCACCGGTCCGGTTGCCTTGCCGTCCCATCCGGTGTACGGTCTACCCATGTCAGCCCTCTGCGAACGCTTCGTCAATTTCGGCGTTCGTTAACGTGCCGTCTTTGTATGCTTGTGCTAACGCTTCGACCACGCCAATCACAGCGACTGCACCAGCCATGACAGCAGCTTTAAATGCGCTGACCTCAATAACACTGCCGACTGCAATGTTCGGGATTGCGGCGGCAGCAAATGTTGCAACGATTCGTTTGCCAATATCTTTGAGCCGTTTCATGTTTACCTTTAGGAGCGACATATGCGAGTAACTATACAGACATTTGCGTGCTTATGCATTGTAGTGGTTTCGGCTTGCGCAAGCAAGGACAGTCAGCCGGTCGCTTTACAATTAATTCCCCCGTCTACAACAACTACTACGGAACCGTTTGTTTTACCGGTGAACACAAGCACAACTACAGAAGTCCCTGTGATGGCTGCAACATCCACAACGGAGCCGTTCAGGGACAGTGCCGTTATCAAAGAGTTGGTTGCAGCGACAGAAGCTATGCGAGCAGCGGAACTTACGCCGACCGATCATGACTGTGAGTCGTGGGAACCGTTGCTTGATAAGTACGGCATAGAATTTGACGAGGTTGAGCATATTATGTGGCGTGAGTCACGCTGTTCCCATGTTGTAAACGATAACCCTGACACCCGTGATTTATCATACGGAGTGTTCCAAGTCAATCGTTATGGTGCTCTTGCTCGTTCTTGGGATGCAATTGGTTTCCCCGAAGATTACATGTCCACGGTTGAAGGCAGTGTTCATGCAGCAAGTGTGTTGATGGAGGGCTGCGGGTTAGGGCCGTGGGATCGGGCGGCTGGCTACCCGTGTTATGGGCAGACTCCATTGCGGTACATTCCGTTAGGGGACTAGGCCAACGTCTTCGACAACGAACTGTCCGGCGTACATGGTGCCGCCTGCAACAGTTGTGCCTAACAGTTTGACGGTGGTGCTACCGGATGCAGTAAACAGCCAACGGATGCTGAACGTGGCGGCGTGGCTGGTGCTGTAATGTTGTTCGGTTACCGTAAATACCTTTGTTCCACCAAGTTCGATGGATGCACGGTATTGTCCTGCGGCGGTGCTGTCGTCGTATTTGATGATGGCTGACGCAGAATACTGTCGGCCTGACACAGCCGTGAACGTGACGCTAGAAACTTCTGTGTCAGTTGTGACAGCGGTGTTGCTGTACGAGTCAACAGCAACAACGCCTTGCGGGAACTGAGCCAACACGGTTGGATCAATCTTTGCCGTGGTGACAGCACTGTTCTGAATCTTGTTTGTTGCAACACTGTTGCTATCCAAAATGTCTGAGGTCACAGCACCCGTCACTAACTGGGCGGTATCGACAGCGTTGTCAGCAACCTTGTCAATCGTGATCGCGTCGTTAGCGATACCTGCCGTGTCTACCTGACCGTACGCAAAACCAACCGCATTAGTCGAATCAACCAGCAACACTTTGCCGTCATCCGTACCAGTCATATCTGGCGCAGCAAGAACAGTGGCGTTGGTGCCGTTATGAGAAACAAGCTGCGCTTTAGCAGTCTGCAAGTTTACGTACCGGTTAGCCTGCGCAATCGTCTGAGCATCTAACACATGCTCAACGGTTTCACCGACACCATGCGAAGCCGCAGTCGTGTCGTCATAGCCGCGGCTGCTAACAGTAAGCGTGATGCCTGAGCGGGACGTAACAAGAATCTTTTCCTCAGTAGCGTTGCCTCGGTTGATAACAATAACAAACGGGTATGACGCACCGTCCGGCCAGTCCGTGCCAGAGTTAATAACAATGCTGGTGTCACCTGCACTGATCGCAGTTGACAGTGTGCGGGTTGGTGCCGCTCCGACATATGATTTCTGGATGTAGCTCATAATGTTCCCACGCTGTGTAGTTGAACGGTGATCATTGCTTCTAGCCAGTTGCCAACGTCATCCCATTTGCGTGGCTGTACCGCAAAGTTATCGATTCGTACTCTGTAGTCGTGATTTCCTTCACGATAAATCACAACATCTTTATTTTGCCACACTTTTCTGATGGTTTCTAGTTCGGTCCACGGGTCGTAGTTGTAGTATTCGCCTTGCCCGTCGCCAATAATGACGCGTTGAGCCACAATCAACGGGACTATCCATTGCTGTACGGCTGGCGGTTTGGGTGAAGCGTTCGCACGGAACTGGTGGACAGCAGGAGTTGACGTGCCGTCGCTTTCTAATTTCAACACAAGATGCATGTGATCAAATTCGATACCTGCACCGTAGATGGTCATGTTTGTTTCGCCGTCACCCTCAGCACTGTATGAACCAACTAGCTGATCGGTGTGTACTTCGACAATAACTTTTTCGTTGTTTGCTGCAACAAGTGGTGAGAATTTGATGTTGATTTCGTTGAGTGATTTGTCTTCGACCGTGCCGAAATAGATTTCGCCGGAGTGCAGTTCGCCGGACGTTTGGTATCCGTCGCGATTTGATGCGTACACTCGGCCTTGAATGTCGGTAAACAGGGTTTGGTAATCTTCATAAGGTGTTGCTGCGCCGACACCGGATGGTGTGGTGCCTTGTGCTGCGAATCGTACGATGCTTCGACAGTTAACTCCGGCAATGTCGGTTTTGATGTCGCCTGCGTATGCCGGTAACAGTGTGTCGGTGAATGTGGTGAGTGACAGTCGTGCTAGTTCGATGAGGTCGTCGTCGCGTTGCCAGTTGAACCAGACGTATTCGCCTTGCGGTTCGATGGCAAGCACCGGACCGTTCGTGGCGATCAGCGGTCCGTAGGTGAGTGATCCGTCGCCGGTTACTGTTGCGAATCGGATGCCGTGGTTGCTGTAGAGGATGCCTGAGCCGCCGTATCCTGCACCACCGTACAGTTTTTCGTCTTTCGGGAATGATGCAGCTTGGTTAGAGATAGCAAGCGCACCACCAGTTGTGGTGGTCATGTTAAACAGGCTGCTGGTGTTGTATGCGTACCCGCCAACATAAATTTTGGAGCCAATGTTGAACACGGTGGTCCACACGAACTCGGTGTTGTAATGCGTGTAAATGTCGGTGAAGCTGGTGGTAGCTGGAATGTATTCTTTTAGCACGTTGTCTTCTGACACCAGCAGGTTTGCGCCAGTAAACGTCACGCTGTTAAACGTGCCGGTAGCCGTAGCCTCAGTAGTAACAACTCCGGCTAACGTGATTTTGTACAAAGTGCTGTCAGAAATGGCCCAAATGTAGGTGCCGTCAAAGTCCCATGCTTTGACGTTAGCAATGCCTGATGTGACAAGTGCTGTGGGTGCAAGGTCGTTGTCAAATTCCCAGATTCGGTCACCGTTGCAGGCATACACTAGATTGCCGAACTGGTTGAGCATAACGGGCTTCGTTAAAGTGGCCGATGTGTCAAGGATTTCCGTGACGCTCGGCTGTAACCGTAAAGTGTCTTCGTCCCACGGATCAATGTTTGATGACGTGTAAAAACGTTTGTCGTCGGTGTCGCCAAGATCTAAACGTAGCTGGCCTGCGCCGTGTGACCAGTCGTACCGGTAACGCCACCATCCACCATTCGGGTTAAACAACGTGTCCGACGGGGTTTCTGACAGCACCACACCTTCACGTAACGTCGGCAAACCAGAGTGCCGATAGTTTTCTAACTCAACACTGTAAATCTGTCCGTTCAAAAAAACGGTTTTGGGTGGGTTCCGGACGTAAGTGTCGAACGGTCCAGACGCGGACGGCGTTAACCCTAACTGGCCTTCAAGAAACGGTGTGGCCGGATACAGCCGATGAGTGATTTCGGCCACGAATTACCACGCTTTCATTGGGTAGCGTGCACGCAGTTTCGTAACTTCTTCCTGATACCTGCGAATGTAATTAGCTCGTGCAGTCTGCACCATTTCCGTAGTGGCGTTGACAGGATTGATTGCGTCCATGCGGGACGAGTCGGCCCCAAGCCGTGAACCGCGAATGTTTTCGTCGTCGGACAACAACCGCAGTTTGATTCCTTGCACCAACAGATCAACCTGTGACGCTGACAGTCCGAGGATGCTGACAAGGTTTGACGACTCGGATAACGGTTCGGCAATGTCAAACGGCAAAGCAATCAGCGCATGAATTTTGCCTGCCGGAACATAATTGTTCTTTGTAATTAAACGAATCAGCAGACCGGAAGCGGTGACTGCATCCCATCCCCCGACCACGCCACGCTGTAAACGAAACTTAATTGACGGCCATGCGGTCGAATCAGACGTTTCCCACCGCCGGTATACCTGCACCAAACCGACAGCATCCTGATAATCGGCAGGGATTTCAATGGTGTCCTGATCCTCAGTGACCGTCCACTGGTAAGAGACAACACGGTACAGTTCAGTTTCCCATGATGCCAGCTCGTCAATAAGCGCATCAAAAATGTCGAACCTGCTGAAACGCGGGTTGACTAATAGTTCGTCACCGGCTGCGTGCGATTCGGTTGGCGAGTCATGCCAGCCACGAATCACCGTGATTTGTTTAAGGCTGGCGTTTACATCGGTGATACGCAACAGTTCGTAACCAATGCTGAGGATTGCTCCGGCGCGAACAGCAGGAGTTAAATCGTATTGCAACGTAAACGTCGTGTCGGACTGGCTGGCTGACACAGACAGCACGTTGAATTCGTGACGCAACGACGAGTTCAACTGACGGCGCACCCGTTCAATCACATTGTTAACAGTGTATCGTGCCATTTTACGTAATCTCCTGACAGCAATTGTAGACGATTCGCCTACCCCGCTGCTAGTGCGTGTCCGGCTCGTAAGTTTGACGGTGACAGAACGGCCACGCCCGTAGTCAATGAGCTGCATCTGAATGGTTTTGGCGGACACGATGCTGTGTGTGCCTGCACCCGTACCAGAAGCAGCACGGTTGTTGGTGTGTACGTAAACGCTGGACGATGCGCCTGTACCTGCCGCTGTGCTGGTGCGGAACACGGTAGTGAATCCGGTTGCTCCGCCGCCTGACGCACCGTTACCTGTGCCGGTAGCGGAACGCGGGATGGTGTTGAGCCACAGCGCAGACGATGTGCCGGTTCCTGATCCGGTAGACGTGCGGACACGGGTGATAACAAGTGTTGTTGACGATCCCCCAACACCAGCAGATGTTGCAGTTCGTTGAAATAGTGCGCCGCCGTTGTAACCAAGACTGCTGCGGTATGTGGCAGTTGTGCTGGCGTATCCGTTAAATGCGCCTGCGGAGACTGCGCCTTCGTAGGTGACGGTTACACGGTCGTAGTCGGCTTCGGAGTCGTACCGGTCGGAGGCAAGGGTGTCGCCTGCGTAGGTTACGTTTTCTTCGTAGTCGGTGGACGACTCGTACAGCCGTGCCATTGTTAGACTCCGAAGACTGCGGACACCTCGTCCACGGTGAGTCCGAGGGCTTC